TGCATGGCCACGGCAAGGGGCCGGATCGTGTATGTCTTGTATTCGATCGACTGATGCTCGATGTTGCCAAAAGTCGCCCGGCTCAGATCCCGCAGAAGGTGGGGCGGAATGTTGAACCACCTCGCGACTTCGGCGATTTGGAATTGCCGCTGTTCCAAAAGCTGGGCGTCGACCGCGCTCATCTGCATGGCCTGGAACTCCATGCCTTCTTGGAGAACGGCGATCCTCCCGGCCTTGTCCGCCCCCCGATGCATCGCGTCCCACTCGTCGCGGATGTTCCGCCTCGCGTCGGTCGTCAGCTTGCCGGGATGCTTGAGGATGCCACCGGGGCGCGCTCCGTTGGCAAAGCTGCTGCCGCTGTACTGCTCCATGCCGAGGGTGAGACCGAAAGAATCCCGGGCTCGCTGGACCAGTCCCTTGCCGACGATCCCATCAGCCGCCATCAGGGGGACGTGATACACATCGACCGGATCGAGACGTACAGGATTCAACCCGTGCTCGTCGGTCACCTCGTAATAGATGCGCTTCGTGCTGTCCCGTTTCATGGCCACGCGGGCCGGGTGAATCCACCAGAGAGAGACGGGCCGCCCGCCCCGGTTGCGTTCGATCTCCGCGACCATGTTCCCGTGGAGATAGAAACTTGACAGCATCGCGATACGCCACGAGAACGCCGTCATCTCGCCGTTAGGTTCTTGGTCCAGCAGCAGCCGCAAAGGGTGATCGTACCGCTCGATATTGGCTTCGTCCTGCCGCTCGTAAACCTCCCATTCAAGCTGGGCGATGGTTTCGGCAATCACGCGAACAGCAGCATAGACAGCCGAGACAGTCATTGCCGAAGTCTCGGTGATCGCCACACCGCTTGAGCTACGCGGCATCAATGCGTCTGCCACCTGCTGCGACATGCCACGGGCCTCCGGCGCGATCCAATTCGCCAGACCCCGCCGAATCCCTGCAATGATGCTCACAGTGACAGACTCCCTTTCGTGTCGTACACACTGCCCACTTCGTCCGCCACCATCGCGGTTCCCATCGCCATGATCGTAGCAACGATGCCGTCGATCTTGTCCGCAGACCGCGACTTGCTAGGCCGGATATTATCGCTCTTGTCTCGCTCTGCCGCTACGTTTCCGGCCATCCATCGCAACACCGGATCGCCGTCGTGGTGTAGGGTCTGATTGGCAATGCGTCTCTCAAACTCCTTCGAGGGCGCCGCGAATGATCCGATTGTCTGGCGGAATTCCTTCAGCCGCTCGGCTGGGAATCCAGCCGCCGCTAGTTGCTGGGCCATTGCTCGGGCCGGTCCCCAGGGGTCATAGGCCAAACATTGCAGGTCGAACCGCTCAGCCACCTCGCACAGTTCCGCACAGATGACGCCGTAGTCTGCCACGTTCCCATCGGTCTGCGTGATCAGCCCTTGGGACGCCCACCGCTTCGCTTGTGCCCGGTCTTGTTTGCCGCGAATGTCGGCGACTTCCTCCGGCATCCAGTAGCGACACTTTACGAAGTAATCACCATCGCGTTTGAACACCATCGACAGGGCGTTGATGTCGCGGGTTGACGCCAAGTCCAACCCACACCATACCGGCTCACCCGAGAACTCGCTGATGTCGAAGTCCTCGCGGCACTGGTCCCAGTGGTGCATCTGAATCCAGCGGACTGCCTGCTCGGTCCACTGGTTGAGGTACAGATTGCGAAATGTGTTCTCTGCTGCTGGGTTGTTTTTGGCTGCTTCACATTCCTCTTTCAGGAAATCCAACGACACAGACGCGCCTAGATTTGGATTGGCTCTCCTCCATGTGTCTTCATTAGTCCAATCGTCTGCAATGTCCGCACCGAAAATACAGCCGTAGAAAGTCGGGTCGCCGTCTGGCTTTTCAATCGCCGCCTTTGCCCGTTGGTGCATCTCCCAACAGATCGAAGACCGGTCGTGTCCTGCCGTTGTGATCGCCACCACCAGAGGATTGGCCCGGGCTCCGCGCCCCGACAACATCGCGTCCCACAAATCGCGGTTCGGCTGTGTGTGTAGTTCATCGAATATGATGCCATGCGGTGACCGTCCATGTGCTGTGTATGCCTCAGCCGATGCCGCTTCGTACCATCCACCCGAAGACCTTGCGTGGATCTTGTACTGCCTCCGCTCCGTCTTGTCGGCCAATAGCGGGCTTCCTAGTTCAATCATTCTTCGGGCCATTCCATAAACGATAGATGCCTGCGCCCGATCCCCAGCACATGAGTAGACTTGGGGACGTTTCTCTCCATCGCACAGTAGCAGATACAACGCCAACCCTGCCGCAAATGTGCTTTTGCCGTTCTTTCGCGGGATTTCAATATAGGCAATGCGGTATCGACGTGTGCCATCTTCCCGAACCCAGCCGAACAGGTCGCGGACGATCTTCCGCTGCCACGGCTGAAGAATGAAAGCCTGACCGGCCCATACTCCCTCGATGTGGCGCAATTCGCCTTCGAAGAATCGGACTGCACGATCAGCTTTCTTTTCATCGAAGAAGTAGGCCATCAGTCGTAGAGGTCTGCGTTTACCTGGACGTTGACCTGCGTTGTAGGTTGCGCCGGCTTGTTCTGGGCCATCATTGCCACGAGCACTTTGGCCGCATTGACACGCGCCCGATCATCCTCCGATGTAATGACCAGCCGGATCATCTCATCTGGGATTCGCTTGAGTGCCTCGGGACGGATCTCCCATCCATTATGCAATGCTTGTTGAATCAGCCGCAGATCCTTCCCCGGTGTCCGAGGGTCGATCTGTGCCACAGTGGGAACAGGCGGGGGAGTCGGCTTCGCACCGCCCCCCAATCCCCCCGTTAGCGGCTTGTCATCGGCTGGCCTGATCATCGCTTTCCCTCCTCTCGCCGATCCTTGAGCACCATCCCGAAATTGTTCACCCCTGCAGCGACGTCAGCACAGTCGTTGCGAATCAGCTTGTTGCCCCTGAACGGTCGATAGTCGACATGGTGTTGCCACCTGCCCCACTTGCGTGTTATGCGGCACACATCCGGATGCTGTGCCTGCAAACTCTTCGCCATCTCCAGACGTCCGTCAAACTGTGCATTCTGCTTGTACAGGCTTTCCATGTTCCCGCCTTTCATCGTCATTGTTGCAACCTTGTCGCACAAAAAAGCGTTGAACAGTGCCGTACAGTCCCCAGACTTGAGGATGCGAAGACTCAAATCCGTATCTTCGTTGTATCTTCCTCTCCACCGATGCGGAATAGCATTATCGAGCAAGATGCATGAATAGACACGTGTGTTAAACACAACAGGTGACGCGGCATTTTTGGCAGGCATCAACAATTCATATTGCATTCCGGCCATGTGAAGATTTTTGTATCTATCTACAAACTCCTCGAGGGCCGCGAAGGTAGTCCCATCGGTGCAATGATATTTGCGGTTTTTGTGCAAGCGGTAAAATCGGCGAATGTTGTCATCCAAGATCCAGTGTCGCCCATGCCCTTCTGTTATTGAATGTTCCCAGACCCAATTGCGGGCAGGAATGCTACCTTGCCCCAGGTTTGAAAATGGAAGCACGAGGATCTTTTTCTTCTCAATCACAGATGCGTACTGTGGGAATTCCTGTGGCTCAATGACAATTCGATAGGGCACATTGATTGCCTCAAGTGCCTTGGATGTCAAGCGGCTTTCCCATCGCCCCTTGCTGATGACATAGATCGGATAGTTAGGATTCATTCTCCACCACCAGCACACCAACGCCCTGCCGTGTCGGCTTGGATCCGGGAGGCCACCACACAAACTTAGTATCTTCTGTTACTGTTGATCCTATCAGTTGAGAAAACCGCATCTTGGTTTGTTTGTCTGGGAAATAGACAATCAAGGCTGGCTCCTTTGCCTCTTCCTGCTCAAACTCGGGCATTCCCTGCCACTCTGCATTTGCATCATTCGCCGGATCAGTAGGGACAGCATACACCCCCGCATCCTCCGCCAACGCTGTCAGCATGTCGGCTAGTTCCTGGCTCCCCGTCTCCACCTCCTCCAGCAGTGCCCGTAAGGCGTCCGCGTCCGATTCCGCCATCGCTCCCAACGGGTCGAACGTGGCGAGGATCTTGTCCGCCTCTTCCTCGCTCACGTCCAGCACCAGCACCGGTATCTCGGCGTTGTGGAGCGTCTCTGTGCGTAGGTGCCCGTCAATGAGCATCAGGCCGCCCTCTGGCGTTTCCCGGGCCAGCACAGCCGAGGCAATGCCAACCTCCGCCAGAACGCCGCGTAGTGCGTTTGCCTGCGACTCTGGATGCTTCCGCCAGTTCTTCGGGTTGGGCTGGAGTTGATCCGCCGGTACCCGCCGCAGTTCCTTGATCCGATCTCGAATGTTCACAGACCGCCCCCCAATCCCCCCAGGGTAGGCAAAAGGCTAATCATCGGCAGTCTCCAAACCTGTCGGAAATATGTGCGCGAG